AACAAGTTTGCCCTCAAACACAACCTGACCCCCATCGAGGCAATGGTTTTGCCTGAGTTATTCCGGCGTGGCGCGGTGATGACGGAAGAGGAGCTGTGGAGCTTCACTTATAAGGCTTTCAAGATCACAGAGGTGGGCCAATATCTTGCACAACAAGCTCGCGAGCTGGGCGCAACCGATGCGGTGAAAGAGATCTACGACGAATTTTTACAGAGGGAGGCAGGGTAATGACTGCACAGGAAAAGAAGATTTTCTACAACCGGGTGCGCCGCACCTGTCTCAAGCACGACATCGACATTCGGTACGATGGGATGCCCAAGGCAGTTTTTGGCGTGGAGCTGGTTAAGGATGGTCAGGTGATGTTCGCTGACCGCAGCACCGACAACATGCCGCTGGATATCAACTGGCAGCGGCTGCACGAAGAGATGGCCGATTACGGCTACAAAGGCGGAGTGAAGTGATGTTGAAGATTGATAAAGGCATACCGATTCCAGAAAGCCGAAGCCACACACGCAGCCCAAGAAACCAAGAGTTTCAGGACATTTTGAGTGTTATGGAGATTGGAGATAGCGTCGAGTTTGGTGTGGACACAATATGGAAAGGACAGCGATACTCGAAAGAGGGCAATGTTTTTAAGGCAATGGCTAGAAAACAAGGGATAAATATATCTCAAAGAATGAGCGAGGACAGAAGCGCAATTCGTATGTGGAGGGTCAAGTAATGAGCGGCAACCCGTTACGACAGATCAACAACATCTATGGCTACGTGCGCGTGTCCACAGATGAGCAGGTCAAGTCGGGCATCTCGCTCGAAACGCAGATGCAGCAGATCAGCGATTTCGTGCGCGAGAAATATAACCGCGAGGTTGATCAGTTCTTCGCGGACGAGGGCGTCTCTGGTACTCACGCGGTGCTCGATCGTCCTGCCAGTCGAGACATGACTGACGTGATTGACGAGCACGATGTGGTGGTTTGCACCCGGCTCGACCGACTGTCACGCTCCAGCTCCGACCTGCTTGCCTTGATTCCCAAGTTGCAAGAGATTGGCATCACCCTGTTTTTCTGTGAGCAGTTTGGCGAGATGCCGATCGTTTACCCGGACGCCGCACGCACCAAGGGCTTGGATGCTAAATTTGATATGAACCACATGGCGAACCAGATCATGCTGATGGTGTTGTCAGCGGTTGCTGAGATCGAGCACGCGACGATCAAGGATCGCTTTGCCGCTGGCAAACTCGACTGGGCATCTCGCGGCTACGCCATTGGTGGCTCGGCTCCGTATGGCTACCGCCACGTCGAGCACAAGACTGGCAGCAAGACGCGCAAATATCTGGAAGAGGTGCCAGAAGAGCAGGCGGTGCTCAAAACGATCTACCGTCTTAACAAGCGCGGCCTCGGCCCTCGCAAAATTGCAAATCAGGTCAACAGCTTGCACGACATCCCGCCGCTCACGCACTCAAAAGTGCAGCGAATCTTGAAGCGCAAATTTCAGGGTTTGCCCAGCGCAGCCTGACGGATATGATGTTGGCTTCAACAGGAGCCACCGATGACGGCCAAAGAAAAAATTGCTGAAACGATCCGCATCCTTGAGGACTCGCTCGCCACGGATTTCATGACGGATTCGGTACGGGACATCATGACCCGCGCTGTTCAAAATCTGAAAAGCGCCCAAAGCGACTAAATGTCCGACGAAACGCTTACAGGCTGGGGCCGGGGCACATGGAGTGAGGGCGCATGGGGCACCTCTCTGCCCGTTGAACCTACAGGTCTCGGCGCCACCCTATCAGTTGGCTCAGTATCGGTTGTCGCCAAAGCCAATGTCGTACCTACGGGGCAGGCAGCTACCGCATCTACCGGCGCCATCCAGATCGTTGCAAAAGCGATCACGCAAATCAGCACGGGCGTCAGCGCAACGGCTGCGGTTGGATCTGTTACCACGGTGGCCAAGGCTACTGCGTCTCCCGCAGGCGTTGCAGCCTCGGCAGGCGTTGGCTCTGTCACCACACGCGGTTCCAACAACATCGCGGTCGATGGGCAGCAGATCACAACGGATATCGGCGCAGCGCAAACGGTTGCTGGCGCAGTTGTGCAACTGTCAGGGGTTGAAATCACCGCTGCGGTCGGCACAACGAACGTCTACGGCCAGATTGATACAGGGCAAACTCCAGACTATGCTACGATTAACGATAGCCAGACCCCGAGCTTTTCTGCGGTGAGCACCAGTCAGTCGCCAAGTTTTTCAACTGTGAATGACAGTCAGACGCCCAGTTTCTCGGAAATAAGCACCAGTCAGTCGCCCGGCTACACCGAACTTGATGCAGGGCGCTCAGCCGCGTAACGCGAGGACAGAAAATGGCAGTTTACACAAACGATCTCGTTTTGACCGAGTTGGCCACCGGAGAAGGTTCTGGTACGTGGGGAACCACCACGAACACGAACCTTGAGTTGATAGGTGAGGCATTTTCCTTTGGCACCGAAGCGATTGCCACAAACGCAGACACTCATGGCACTACGATTGCCGAGGGCAGCACCGATCCCGGTCGTTCTTTGTTTCTGAAATACACGGGAACCCTAGACTCGACTTGCACCATAACCATCGGTCCCAATACCGTTAGTAAGCTGTGGTTTATAGAGAATGCAACGAGCGGGTCACAGAGCATCATCATCAGCCAAGGCTCTGGGGCAAACGTTACGATTGCTAACGGCCAAACTAAGGCGATCTATTCGGACGGCGCAGGATCTGGCGCAGCGATGGTGGATGCGTTCCAAGACCTGTCAGTCCCTGATCTGTTTATCGATGACGATCTGACGTTTACCTCTGACAGTGCGGTCATTAGTTTTGGCGCGGATGCCGATACCACGCTGACGCACACGGACGGTTCTGGCCTGACGTTGAACTCTACGAACAAGATTATGTTCAACGATGCGAGCCAATTCATTCAAGGTTCAAGTGACGCAGTTTTATCGCTAGGAGCCACGGATGAAATTGACCTGACGGCAACCGCGCTCGATTTCAACGGCACTGTTGCAATTTCTGGCAACACTACGATTGAGGCCGGTGCAGACCTGATCACCGCGACAGCGGGCACAGATAACATTCGTATTGGCGAAAATGCTGGAGACACTATCGCCTCTGGCGGTGATAACAACGTCACCATAGGCGCGGATGCTGGCACTGCGATTACAACGGGAACCCGTAACATTGCCATTGGTACTAATTCTCTTAAAACAGAGGACGCGCATGGTAAAAACGTAGCTATTGGCCATAATGCGCTTGAAGACTTAAATGCTGGCGGTGATGGGCACAACGTAGCTATTGGCGACCTTGCAGCGCGAAATGTTACGACAGGAACTGAGAATGTAATTATTGGTAGTGGAGCAGCAACATCTCTCACAACGGGTGATCGTAATGTTGCTATGGGGCGGACATCGTTACAGTTAGATACTGCGGGTGAGCGTTCTGTTGCTGTAGGGTATGGAACACTTACAAATCAAAACCATACAACAGCAGATACTCAAGCCTACAACACTGCTGTTGGATACGCTACGGGTAACGACATTACGACAGGAATTCAAAATACTTTCGTTGGCGCTCTTGCTGGTGATCAAATTACTGATGCGGATTACAATGTCGCTGTGGGATATTCCGCTTTAGGCGCAGACACATTAGGAAGCCGCTCAACGGCGGTGGGCTATGGTGCCCTCGCTACTCAGAATTTTACGACGGCAACAAATGCTGACAATGTTGCTATTGGCTATAACGCCAGCACCGCGCTTACCACTGGCCGGTATGATATAAGCATTGGTAATTTTGCTGGTGATGCTCAAACCACTGGGGCTTACAATATTTCCATTGGGCATGCCGCTTTAAGTACAGAGGTTGCTGGAAACGCAAGTGTAGCGATTGGGTACCAAGCTCTTCAAAATCAAACCAGTGCTACATCAACAACCGTTGCTAATGTAGCCGTTGGCTACTCCGCTGGTAATGACATTACGTCAGGCGTTCGAAACAATATTATAGGCGCGTTTGCTGCAGATGCCTTAACCACTGGGAATTATAATGTTGCAAATGGGTACGGCGCTTTAAGCGGGGATACCCAAGGAAGCACAGCCGTCGCGATAGGGTATTCAGCTCTCATTGCTCAGAATTTTACGACCGCAGTATCTAATTACAACGTCGCTGTTGGTTTTGGGACTGGTCAAAGCATTACCACAGGCATTAATAATACCCTCGTGGGTGGTTCGGCAGGTGATGCCCTAACCGATGCAGACTACAACGTAGCGTTAGGAGCATTTTCTTTAAGCACAGATACTTTGGGAAGTCGTGCGGTTGCTGTGGG